CCATCTGGATGTCCAAGTTCTCCAAGTGCTCTACCTTGCTTAATAAAAGTTTCATTGTACTTGTTAACTTCTCTGGCAAGAACTTCCATTGGATAGCATCTACCATTTCTATTGGTAACTTCTGCCTGGAGAAATGGTCCCTGAATATACAGGGTCTGCTTTCCATTTTTTTCTTCAGTAATAATTTCTACTGATTCGATTTCTTCTGTGATTAGTTTCATGGTCATGCCTGAGATGTGGTTTGTACTTCTGAAATATAAACACCTGTTGCTGTGCCACCTAATCCATATGCAGCAACTTTTACACTTCTTGCTACAATTGCATTTGTAACAGTAACTGCTCCCCCAACAGAGCTGCTATTGTAACTAACAGTAATGCTAGTGTCAGTTTTAGAAATAATTTGATTATGATCTGTGTTTAGTCCCACAGGTTGAGCACCACTTATAGATACATGATCACCAACAATAAATGGATTGCCAAAATTTTCACCAAAACTAATGGTAGTTGTTGTACCAGTAGTGATTCCTGAAATTTTTTGTCTGGCAACTCTTTCTTTTAATACTTCAGGTTGATATTGTGAAATTGCAAAATCACTAGTAGTTGCTGTTGGATTAGTTCCAATTGCAACAGCAACAGCAGCACCAACAGGAACAATTCTAATGAAGCCACTTTGAAGAGTGATTGCAGCACTTTGAGTAGATGCAGCACCAGCACTTGCAATTGGCGTCACTGTCTGAACTATTTTGTAAGACATATTTATAATTGGTCTTTTATCTAATTATTTAGTAAATCTCTCTCCATCTAATAGAAACTCCAACATTACTAGGATCTGTCCCAAGATTACTTACACGAACTGAGAAGATTTCTGAATCTGTTGAATCAAAATTTTGTGTTAGATAATTCTTTTTAGATGTTGGTCCTGATTGGGCAACAGTAGTTGTTGCTGATGGTTTTGTTATATTTTGACTGTCTCCTGCAGCATAACCACCCATAAAGTCTTCAAAATATACAGTACTAATTCCAGTTGCAGTTTGATTATATTCAACAACCGATTCATCATTTTCAGAAACCCAAGAACCTGTTGTATTAATTCCAATTGAACTTCGTAATTTTACAACTTCATATTTTACATTTGACCCACTACTAAACACAGAGACATCTTCAAGTTTTACTGTTGCTCTATTTGGATATCCCTTAAATGAATTCTTCAATCTAATTGCAATAATTGGAATTGTAGTACCAACACCAACAGTTCTAAGATTTGTTGTATGTGAAAATTCTCTTCCTGCCTCTGTATATCCACCTTCACTCATCACGGTAGAACAAATTTGAATGAATGAACCGCCAGCACCTACTTGTGTTCCTACATTTCTAACCTCACATCTTACAGGAAGATTTGGATTGGACATATAGACAGTTGGAATATGATTTGCATTATAGAATTCGTGGCAGACAACATTCTTACCATCAATTGCAAATCCACAACGAACTCTACCGACACCTAACCATTCAAAGTCAGTAAAGAATAATTGAGTCTTAGTAATATCTAATGTAAATCCAGAGGGGTCTTGACCATTCAATCTATCTTTATTCCATTCAGATTGAGTGACTCTTCTATCTGAAGCAATTCCAGTTACATAGGACCTAATTACAAAACTCAAAGTCCCATCTGGTGCTTGCTCAAAGAAAATACCATCCCTATCATCAAAATATCCAGTTCTCTTATATACATTTTGTTGTGTCGCACCAAAATTAAATGTAGAGAAAATCAATTGCGATTTGCCAGGCATGTAATGATGATATCTTTTTGTCTGGTGAATAGTGTATCCATCAGTACTAATACCAGAACTTAAAATTGCAGCAGCTTGATTTACGTCAAAAGTTACACTTGATCCAGTGCCAACTACAACATCAATAAAATCTGGATCAATAGAATAGAGATGCTTATAATCTCCAAGGGTATATGGTTCTGATATTCGTAGTCTACCAAAAGCATCATCTCCTGGCTTCCACGGATCATACAAGTGTGACATTAGACTACCCTCCAACCATTTCTATAAACAAAAGTAAGTGAACCATAATCATAAGCAATAATTGCGCTGCTTCTACCATCAATAGTATCAGAACCAGATGGAAGGATTGTAATATATCTATTAACTCCCTTAGATGCTTCTCCAAGTTCATCTTTTACTATATAAGTCTTTCCATTCTTTTTTGGAGTTGGGAGCGTGACTGTAACAGCCCCTGCATAATTAACTCCAATATAATAATCTTGTGGTGTTATTGTGTATGATGAGGCAGTTATATATTTAAGTGGCATATCCATATATGCCAAATTAGTCTCACCACCACCACCTAATGTGGAAAGTTGTTGCTGAATTCTTGAGAGAAAAAGACTATAATGTTTTTGTAGATCATCAAGTGTTGCAAACTTTTGATCCAAAGGAGTTAATGGATCTTGTTGTTGCTTAACTGTTGATGGTTCTGCAAGAAGTCCTAAAGATTTTTCAATTAAAGATTCCTCTTTAATTTCAATTTGTTCTTCAACATCTAAAGATTTTGATATAATCTCTTCAGGTACTTCTTCTTTTTTATATTCTTTTGCTAAAGGTTTTACAAAATCTTCAAAAAAAGAATTACCAATTAAGTCTTGAAATTCTTCTTTTTTTTCTTTTTTAGCAGTGTTTACTGTTTTGAAAAAATCAATTAATTCTTTATTGATTCCATCCACTTAGTATCACTCCTCGTCAAACATTGACGAAAACATATTTCTAGATACTACAGGTTTTAATTCATCAATTATTCCAGATGATTTAGTGTAGAGAATTTCTTTAATTTTATCAGAAACTTCTTCAGGAGATCCATCAGTAAGTATCATGTCCATTAATTCATTAGTAGATTCCATAAAAAAATAGTATTTTGAATTATTTATATCTCAGCTCCTTTGATATTTGTAATCTTATTATCAGAGGATAGAGTATCTGGTTCTTTAGGTGCCACTCCCATTGGTTCATTTCCTGCTGCCATTGGATCTAAAGGCATACCATCTGGACCTACTGGAGGCATTAATTTTGGATCTGGATATAATCTATCTTTAATCTCTTTCTTGATTAAATTATCCTCATCAAAGATTTCTTGATCAGTTTGTCTTAAGATCTTCCTTCTTACATAGTCTCTTGAATAGTAAGTTCCAATGTAAGGTTCAATTGCAACCATAAGATTGAGTCTTTCATTCATTAACTCAGTATCTTTTAATTCAGAGAAATGTCCATCATAAAGATAATCATATTGAATATGATCACTCATTTTTTCCCAATCTTCTGGGGTTACAATATTTTTTAAGATTAACTGAGTTTTAAGCATGTCATGGAAGACATTGCTAAATCTTTTTCTTAGTCTTCCTACAAACTTACCAAACATCAGTTCATCTCTAAGAATTTCAGATGATCTTCCTAGATTAAATCCACCATCAGAAGCAGTTCTAGATTCTGGGACATTCAATGCTCTGAAGAGTTTCTTCTGAAAATACTGAACATCAGTTAATTCTCCTAGGTTTTGTCCACCAGGAAGTGTAGTGATTTCAGTACCCCTGCCACCTTCTCTACGAGGTAACCAGAAGTCCTCCATCATACTCATGAACTTCTTATCATCCCTCATCTCTCCAGTGCTTGCATCATATACCAACTTATTCCTATAGCGATTCATTACATCCCTAAGGTACTGCTCAGCTTTTACTTTAGGAAGATTGCCAACATCAATGTAAAAAATTCTTCTTTCTGGTGCTCTAGAGAGTCTATAGATGACAAGAGCATCCTCAATCATTCTTAATTGATTGAGTGCTTTAATTGCTTTGTGTAGATAAGAAAGCGTAAGTTGTCTATTTCTATCTACAAGGCCTGATGTTACAAATGTAACTGCATCCTTTGAAATTGGAATTCCTTTATTTGCTGCAGCAGTTTTTTGAATATGCCCTAGTGGGAAATACAGAAAATATTCTTCTATTTCTGGCTCATTGAAATCAGAAGCTTCTTGTCTGCTATTATAAACACCAGCATAATTATCAGTTCTTTTCTTTTCTTTCCTAATAAATTTAGTTTTTAAAGCATCCATAAATCTAAGATCTTGGATGCCTTCTTCTGGTTTTTTTAAATCTATAACTTTATGGTATAAAATTCTTCCATCTACGTACCAATTCTTAAAGATCTCATGGGATTTTTTATCAAAATCCATAAGATCTTTAATGTATTTAAACTCATCTCTAATAATTTTCTTCAGTCCATCACTAGCGTTTAAATTGCTAAGTTCAATTTCAACAGGAGAATCATTAAGATCACTTACAATAGCTTCATTAACGACATTTTCAATGGCACTATCACACTCTGGGTGAAGTGCCATCTCTCTATATCTTTTGATTAGATCATATTCATTTCTATAGACACCCTCAATATCTACATATTGACCATAAAAACCACTAGTTAGATAGTAATCAACCCCATCCTCATTGTTATCTGGGACAGGGGAGATCGCTTCTTTTGGTAATTTATTGTCGTCTTCAAGTGAAAACCCAAAAAGTCTTGCCATTGTATAATTTTAAACTGTAATAGTATTTAGACTATGCTGGAGTTGGGTAATCCTGCAGCATCATTAGCTTCCCACCATTGAACTTGAAGATCTACAGTAAATTCTTCAATTTCATTTTCATTATTATATGATAAATCAATAGCAGAAACACTAGTTGGGAATACCCCATGAACTGTGTACTTCCTTAAAACTTGAATTTCTGTGCTATTCTGATCTCCTCTAGTTGACAATGCTCCAACAGGACCTCTAGAGAGTTGAGAAACACTCATGTCTGTCATATAATCAGCAGGAGCAATCGTTCCAGATCCATCAGATACTTTGGTGATATAATTCATCCACCTTTCAAAAAAGCTTCTCCATCTGAAATCAGTATCATTAATAACTGTTATTGTCCAGACATCAAATGTTCTGTCTCCAGCAATTTTAAGAGTTCTTCCTCTAAAAGGAACTGGAATTTCAGCAATAGTTGATGCAGGCATACTAGCTGCCTTGATCATCATTAAGTCTCCCTGATCAAATGAAATTCCAATTTCTTGGAAAAATCTTCCACTGGGAGTACCACCACTTGCTCCAGTATTACTACTGTCAAAAGTTACTTCAAATAAATTGCTGCGTGCACCACCACCTTTTAATTTTGTTTTAAATGCATCAATAGTTCTGTCTTGAAATCTTGCCATTTTAGGTTCTCCGATTTAAATTAAACTGTACCTACAACTGTTGCAAATGAAACCCCAGTTCTGGTGGCGACAAATGTAAGACCAATAAAATTAATTGATCTTGCGGGCTTCACATAAATGTCAGCAATAAATTCATTTCTGTCAATTACATCTGGAGTGTTATTTGATTCATCACAAATTAATAAGTAATCACTAATTCCCCTCTTAACCTGAACATCTCTCAAGTATGGTTCAACAACATTAATGAAGTTTGCTCTTGTTGTTGCATCATTAAATTCAAATAATTGATCATCTGCAGCAGATTCTACTGCTTGTTCAATAGCAATAAAGAGTTTTCTAACATTAATTCTATCAAATGCAGATTGATAAGATAATGCAGTCTTATCTCCAAACAAGATAATACCAGATCCTGGGGAAGAAATAATAGGATTAATTCTTTGAGCATATAGCTCATCTCTATCTGATTGACCTGGATTGTATGCTAATTTAATCGTAAATTTCAGAGAACCTCTATTTTTTCCTGCTGGTGAGTACCAAGGGAATTGATTGAGGTCAGTTCTAACACAGACCCCTGCAATGTCAGATGAACATGGCATGTAAACAAATTGTTGATTAAATCTATCATAGACATATTGATATCCACTATCAAACACTGCATATGATGAAGATGTTAATGGACTAAAGAATGAAAGAACATTATCAAGTTGAGCTGATTGTGGGACAACATTTACAACAGTATCTCTGGATGGAGAAATAAATGCAATACAATCTTTTCTGGTTTCTGCAATACTGATAAGTTTATTCGCTTTAGCTTGCTCCTGCTCTTTACTTAGAGAAGCACCACCTTGTAGTAAATAAGTAATATCTACTTCAGCATCATTAGAGAATCTATCATATGCATCAATAATATCTGATAGTGCTACTGAGAACCCTCCTTCTGCTCCATTATAATCTTTACCATTACTTAAGGTGAATGAAGCATTTCCAATTGAATTGAATGTGGTATTTTCTGATTCTACACCCCAAATTCCTGAATTTTCTGCTTGTACAGTGAATGCACTTGAGAATTTAACTGCAACTGGGTCTACTCCCCAGAAAGCATCTGTAGCATCTCCAAGAGATTTTCCAGCAAAAACGTATCTAGAATTTAATCCAATATAATCTTTATAATAAATTTTAGTTGATGGAGAAACTGTAGCATCAGTAGCTTTTGAAAGATTTACAAATTTCTCAAGAACAGTTTGAGATGTTCCAGAAATGTTTCCTGATTTTTTACTATCAATAACAACAACGTGCATTGCATCATTAGAACCACCTCTATCTGCAACATAAGCATTAGTGGTTGGTTTTGGAGCAATACTCTTCCATGGAATAGTGGCAAAATCTCCTTTTGTGGTATCTAAGATATTTTGACTATTATACCAGTCTTTGACACTAGAAGGAGTTGCTGCTGTTGCTGTGGTCCCAGCATTATTGACTATATTTAAAGATGTTGCTGTAAATGAATAAGAACTATTTTCTGTGTAATTTTGAGTAGTCTCTACTCCACCAACCACTTTGGAAACTACTCTAACATAAAGTTCAGAAGATCCTACACCAGTGATAATTCCCTTTAAGAATCCAGATGCTACTGAAGTTGTTCCAACTCCAGCAATGGTTCCAGTTAATGTTTGAGTAACACCATACCCAACACTAACTCCAGTAGTATTGATTCCAGACAGAGTTTGGTCTGCAAGGTAGTCAATGACACAAACTTTTAACTCTTCTGCCCAATATCCAGGCTCTCTTGCTGCCCAATAGAATGATGTTGAATCTTCATAAGATTCTTTATAGACATCATAATTTTCAATTTTAAGTGAGGTTGAACCTACTCCAACTCCAGCATTAGCATTTTTGAGGTTGGTTCCATTACATCTTACTACTTGTAAACTTCCCCCATAAGAAAGAAAGTTTGATGCTGAATACCAGTGCTCATAATGATAATCGTTGATAGATGGAGTTCCAAATACTCTCTTTAATTCATCTTCATTTCTAATAGTAACAATCTGATTAACAGGTCCTTTAGCGAAAGGTGCTGCAATTCCTGCAGATATTGAAGAGGTATTTTGAATACCACCTCTCGTCAGATCTACTTCCCTTACGCTAATACCTGGAGATGCTAAGCTTAAAGCCATTTTGACTCCTCTAGTGCTTCATTTTGCTCTAAAAGTATTTATAAATTTCTAAGTTTACCTGTAATCCCACATATATGACATGTCTCCATACTCATCAGTATGCCAAACATCACCTTCAGAATCTACTTCTACTGCAATTCTTTCTGTTCCATCAACAATAAATCCAAATGGTGACATATCTTGCTCTATTTGATTCTTTTGTTCTTCATATAATCTTTTTCTTACATCTTGTTCTGTTAGTTCTTTAAAATAATCTTGAGCAACTAACCAAGCATAGATTACCAAGCACATAGCAAGGTCATCATTACACCCCTCTTCTGCTTCAAAGGAGTTGTGCTTTTGTATAAAAGTTGTCAATTCACTAATAATCTCATAATCATTGAATATAAGTTTATCTTCCTCAATCATTGTTTTTAAATTGAGACAACCAACCTTTTTAACAGTCTTAGACATTTTAAGTCCAAGTTGAGTTTTCTTTCCTGAGAATCCTTGTCCAACAATTTGACCTGCTCTACCTCTCATAGAACACATAAGAAGATTTTGATACTCCAAATCATATTGAATAATTGCTGCTACCTGATCTCCAACATCATTTACTTCGCATAAAATAAATGCATTATTGTATGCTTTTGCTACTTCATGAATGATGTTTGGAAAAATCATAGGTTTAATTTCATTATTCCTATATTTTGCCACTATAACATGTGGAAACTCAGTTATGTCATAAACTACAAAAGCAGAGTAATCTCCACCAACTCCTCTGGCAACATCAACAGTAATTAAGTAATCATGCCCATCTTTATAATCTTGATAAACATCTAATCCTTTACTTCTCTTTACTGGATCATCATATACTAAACTTTTTAATTTGCTTGGTGAAATTAAGGTATCTACTGATCCTAGGAATTCACATTCAAATTCTACTTTAAATTGCTGCTCACTAGTGTTTGCAATGGTTTGCTTTTTCCACTCAGAATCTCTTCCTGGAACTTCTGACCAATGAACTTCTGTTGCTACATATTGATTCTTACCTCTTTCTGCATCATGCCA